TGTCAATTCATATTCATATATTAAGTCTATTGCAGAAGAGCTTAGAGGATTGGCTGTTGAAGCAAACGTCCCTATCGTTTCTGCCACGCAGACCACTCGTTCTGGTTATGCTAGCTCTGATGTTGACATTACTGACACTTCTGAGTCCTTTGGTCTCCCTGCTACTGCTGATCTTATGTTTGCCCTTATTAGCACTGAGGAACTTGAACAACTTGGACAGATAATGGTAAAGCAACTGAAGAATAGGTACAATGATGGAAATGTAAATAAACGATTCATCGTTGGCATTGATCGTGCCAAGATGCGACTTTATGATTGTGAACAGAGTGAGCAGAATATCGTTGACACTGGACGAGATGAAGAGTATAATAATGAAGAATCCGTAAATAAATTTAGTGGTCTTCAATTTTAATGTTTGAATTAAATGCTAAAATTCAAATAAGAGTAGAATCTTTTCGAGATTCCACAATTTATTATATGGATGATTTTTATCAGGATCCCAATCAAATTGTTTCCTTCATCAACAATACAGAATGTTCTTATCACAAGCAAGGTGAGCTAAATTCTTATAATGGTATTCACTTTGATGATAAACGCCATAATATTGAAAGTGGTATGATTGATCATGTTTATGATTTTTTATCAAAAATTTGCAATCAATCTCCAAATAGCAAAGCATTCAATACAAATGTAGGCAAATTTTTCGATAATTCATTTAATGATTATAAAAATAATTATTGGTGGCCACACTTAGATCTGGGATATACTGCAATCGTATATTTGAATCATGAGCAAAATTGTGGGACAAATTTATATGATGGATTGGGCACAGATAACAGAAAAGGTATATCAGAGCATAGTGCTCCGTGGAGGCCTAAAAAAAGTTATGAGGTGATCAAGTCCATTGAACCACGATATAATAGATGTGTTTTATTTAATGCAAAAAAATTTTTTCATGGTATGAATATTTGCAATGATTATTTTTTCAACGATGAATATAGACTAAATCATGTAATGTTTTTTAAAGAAAAATGAGTGAATTGAGTAAAGAACAATCCAAAAAGCAACAACAATTACAACAATCCGAACAACAACCATTTATTCCCAATTTTCATGACTAATAAAGTAAACACTGACGCATATCTAGAGTTTGTGAACGCTGTCACATCTAAACCCAGTAAAGATGCTGATGCATTTGAGTATCGTATTCAAGAACTTCGTGGAGAGGGATTTGAAACACATCGACTTCTCACTGCTGCTGTGGGAATGTCTGCTGAAGCAGGTGAGTTCACTGAGATTGTCAAGAAAATTGTCTTCCAAGGCAAACCAGTGAACGAAGAAAATATGTGGCATATGAAGCGTGAACTTGGCGACATTATGTGGTATGTTGCACAGGCATGTATGGGGCTTAATATTTCTCTTGATGAAATCATTGAGATGAATGTTGAAAAACTTGTAACCCGTTATCCTGGTGGTGAGTTTGATGTTCACTACTCTGAAAATCGTCAGGAAGGAGACCTGTGAGCAAAAAATCATTTAAGAATAAGCATCAGCAGGAATGGGAGTGGGAAGAAACTCCTGAGACTAAAGCAGCAATTGCTGCTCTTCATGAGGGAATTCGTCAGCGTAAGTTGAAAGAGCAAGATGACAAACTAAACTATGAAACAGGAGGCAAATGAAACTATTAACACTCGAAGATTATGAATTAGCAGGTCAAACATTTTGGCCTAAGTATTGGTATATTGCCAAAGAACTTGGTGAAGGTGCTAAGACAGAAGACATTCTTAAATGCATGGAAGCAGTTGGTGGTGTTGCACTGAAATTGGCATTAGAAGAAAAGGGAGCAGGTCCATTTGGATTTAATAAAAAAGACATGGATCAATGGACTGATTGAAATAAATAGAGGCATACGCCTCTTTTTTAATGCCTTCTCTATCTGGTAATTCTACAAATGGCACTCCGAATTGGGATAAGTATGTAACTAATAATAATTATCAATCGATCAAATATACTATTGAAACTGCAGCATTACTTTTTAAAAACGTAACAAATACAAAGGAAGAACATATTTTAGAAGAATTGGCACCTGGGACAATACTGGATATAACAAGTCCGACAAAAGTTAATATAAGTGCAACAAAACCATCTGGAATTGATCGCGCAATTAGCTCAAAACCTGCCGCCAGAGTTAGGATTAATAGTACAGATGGTTATGTTCTGATTAACAAAATTAAGAAACCCACGAATGCACCAGATAAAGTTGAAAAACGAACCATTACTATGGCACAAAATACACTTACTCAATTGAAAAGAATAGCTCAAGTTGGTAATAAACCTAAGAGTGGTATTGATATTGAGGTTGAAGGATTTGGTTTGATAAACGATGTTGCTACGGTAGAAAAGATTCCAGAAAGAGTTAATAATAGAGAAGCAAAGGCGGATATTGTTCTTAAAGATTCAAAAGGTAACAGATTAATTTACATATCACATAAAGCTGCAGGTGGTGCTGGAGCCTTCCAGCAATATGGTGGAATATCTGAAACTGCTGGTACTAAGGAAATGCCTGGATTAGTTTATAACAATCCAGAAGTACAACAGTTTTTGAATAATCTGTATTCTCTTTATCAATCTTCTTTGGATGGTACTGGAAATAATTTAAATCCATTTTCAAATGGTCAGTTAACTGTAGGAAGATTATATCGACCTATAAGAGATATGACTCTCATAAATCAATCCGTTTTTGGGCCTGGATTTGGTGGACCATCAGGAATTGATAATGTTGATGTGATTGCACAGGGACCATTCATATTCAAACCATATATAAATTCTGAGGGTGACATTACATTTACTCTGAGATGGGATCATTTTGATTATCGTGGTGGTGACATTGATGATTTTAACAGTGGTCAATATCAGGCACTTTTAGTTTCAAGAAGTGCAAGTGATAGAAGAACAAAAACATCTCAGGGAGATATACCAGGAGTAAGAACTGGTATTTTTAACAGATCCTATCTATCTGGTCAGTCTGTAAACATTGATGCAATTTTATAATAAATAATATTATGAAAAACTTTCTAGCGTTTATCACAGAAACATCGAGAGCCGCTACCCAAGCAAAGGCGATGGGCTTGACAGGAGACGGTCATGGGGACTATTATGATAAGGAAGGAAACCTTATCGCTAAAACTGTGCGCGGTCAACTGAAGATCTTCCAAAAGAAAACCAAAACTCCAGATCAGGAAACTCAGAAACAACAGACTCAACAGGAACCAGATAATGCTCCACCCGTTGAGAAAACAAAAGGAGCACTCACCATAGGATTTGGACGTTTTAATCCACCTACAACTGGTCATGAAAAATTAATCAATAATATCAGGGCTACTGCTGGTCAAGGCGAATATAAAATTTACCCTTCACACAGTGAAGATCCTAAGAAAAATCCTCTGGATTCAATCACTAAAGTTGAATTCATGAAGAAGATGTTCCCTGATCATGCCAATAATATTGTGCATGATACTAAGATGAGAACCATCTTTGATGTTCTCAAGGGAGCGCACAATGATGGTCATACTGAAGTAAATATCGTTGTTGGTGCTGATCGTCAAGCAGAATTTGAGAACTTAGCTAATAAGTATAATGGTTCTTTGTATTCATTTGAGAAGATCAATGTAATTTCTGCGGGTGATCGTGATCCAGATTCTGAGGGTGTGGAGGGAATGTCTGCATCTAAAATGAGAAAAGCAGCTGCAGAAGGTGATTTTGAGACCTTTGTATCTGGTCTTCCTAAGAAATTAAAACCCAAAGATGCCGAGACAATGTTTTTGACTGTCAGGCAAAAGATGGGTATTGAAGAAGGATATGAACTTTGGCAGATTGCACCTAAGTATGATTGGAAAGGTCTGAGAGAAAACTTCGTTCTTGGAAATGTATTTAAGGTTGGTTCTTTAGTTGAGAATCTGGTAACTGGTTTTATTGGAAAAATTATTAGAAGAGGAACAAATCATATTATCTCCGTAACAAAAGAGGGATACTTATTCAAGTCTTGGATTAAAGATGTAAATGAGGTATATGAGTTTGGAACTGATTCCTATCGTGAATATGTTCAGGGAATGACTCCAAGAGAGAAAGTTCAGTCATTCATAAATAAAAGTAAGAAAAGACGTACCCGTAATTAAGGACGATGAATAGAACTTTTTTTGAAGAACTCCCCGCAAGAAAAGTAGGTGGCCCTGTAGTATCTGCTGGTGGTCCTAAAAAACCTGCTGCCAAAAGTAATACCTCTTCAGATGAAGGTGGTAATACTGAAGAAAAGTCTGCTAAAAAAGTTCGACAGGCTGTATACGATATTAGATATCGTGCTCGTAGAGAGGGTGTTGATCTAAAGGCGGCATATGGTCAGTATATGGGCAATACAACCATGACTGGCCCAGAGAAAGATTCTGTCAAGCAGAAGTTATTTGGTGAGGCATACAGTCCCATTCAAAAACAAATTATTGCAAACAAGGAAGAAACTATTAAAAAGATTAAGGGCACTTTTGAAGGACCTAATCACGATAAAAATAAGTACGGTGAACCTGTAGAAGAAGAAACCAAAGGCGAAGGTCCTAATAAGAAATTTAAGGTACGTGTAACGGATAAAACAAGTGGTAGAACTTATGTTCGTTTTGCCGATAGAGAAAAAATCGGATCACTTCGTTCCAATCCAAATATCAAATCTGTTGAAATGACAGAATATGGATCACCTTATGAAGGTGAGGCTAAGAAAGGTGAGCAAACTGCTGCTACGAAATCTGGTAAAGGTCTAGATCCAGTTGGTAAGGAAGATGGTGATGTTGATAATGATGGTGATAAGGATAAGTCAGATAAGTATCTTCTAAATCGTCGTAGTAAAGTTAGTGCGGCAATCGCTAAGAATGAAGAAGTTGAGAAAGTTGATGAAGGTTTACTTGATTTTTTAAATCCAAAGAGTCAAGAAAATGTAAGAAAAGGAACTTATCACAAAGATCCTAAACGTAAGGAGGGAACTATCTACAGCAACGTTTCAAAAAGAAATGAGATGCTGAAAAAACTTCAAAATCAATCCTATCAACCAGAAGGTGAACAGATTGATGAATTGCTAGGACCTGAAGCTGCAGGAAAAGCAGATAGGTTCATGAAGAAAGTTCAAGGTGGTATGGAGCGAATGGGTATCAAGATCAATCGTGGAGAGAAGGGCACTGCTCGTCCATCTGCTAAAACTAAAGAGACCATTCGTCAGAATAAGCAGAGTAACGAAGAGTTTACTTATAGAGAAATCTATAAGTTTAACAACTGGAGAGAAGAATTTATATATGAAATGGGTGATGAAATTGACTCTGAAACCCAGAAGAAGGTTACTGAAAAAAAGGTTTCAAATAAAATCAAAATTAATCCTCAGCAAGGAACAGCATCCTCTTGATAAAGTTAAATTTGATATATATAATGTCTTTTAAGTGACTATCATGTTATCTTTTCTTTTACCACTAGCATCAAAAATTATCACTGATGTAGTTGTCAAAATTCCTGATAATGAAGAACTAGGTGAGAAACTAATTGACATTTGCATTGCAATTCTTGAGAAGGCAGTAACCCTCACTAAGACTGACATGGATGATAAATTACTACTTACCGTTGTTCAGGCAATTAAAACCCGCCCAGAATGATTATAAAGGAGACCCTTAAATCGGGTCTCCTTTTTTTATAAATATCTTTATACTAAAGTTTAAAGCAGGGCAAGAAACATGGCTCTTTGGAGTAATAACGACAACATCGGTGTAAGTTCAATTAATGCACTTGCCAATGTAGGCAGTGGTCTCGGCATTGTGACCGTTACTTCTGCTGGTGCTGTGACTGGTGGTATTGGTGTTTGTACTTTTACCAACCTTGAAGTTGGCAACACCATCTTACTTGGTCTAGGCCAAACTTCTGGTTTTGGAGTTATCACTTCAATCGCCAGTAGCACCAGCATGAGCATCACAACTTCTGCTGTTGATAACAGACCTTGGAATGCAAATAATGATTACGAAACTAGATATATGAAGTTCTCTACTCAGCCAGTAAGTGCTGATGAGGATCCCTCATTCGCACCATCTTCTGCTGACGACCAGCGTGGTTACAACAGCAAAATCTTTGCAATCACCGATGGTATTCTTGGTGAGAAAGGAAGCGATTATCTAGATGCTATTTCTCATGGCGGTTGGGTAGGTGTTACTACTTACACTGATAATCACGGAGAACTTCGTATCAAGACTGAGACTCTAGTTGCAATGTCTGGAATCAGCACTGGCAATAGAGATTATCCTATTAACCTTTAATTTTTAGATGAAGTTTTCTGAGTTGAACGATAAAAATTATCTTCTTTTTGCCATTAAATATTACGACAGTCCACAGGCAGTAACTGAAGATGATTTTTACGATGATTTAAAACGATTTAAGTACGTTAAAAGATTGTTTAAAAGATACGAGTCAACTGGTGTACTCAAAGTTAATTTGATACTTAACCATTTGATTATCCTCTTTAACATCTTTGGTGAAGCCGCAGTCCCTCTTCTTTTTTATAAGTTGGAACAGGAACTGTGGCCGTGCGCCAAAACTTTTTTAGTATTTTTGAATCGTTTCCCAGAATACCCAAGATCATCGTTGACTGATATACTACTAGATGATGAATGTCTAAAAATTTTAAATCAAGTATGATGGACAAGTCCAAATTAAACAGAATAATAAATATTTTTCGTGAAGAAATGTCCTTAGGTGGTGGTGGTGCCATGTACAGAGGATCTGAGAAATCAGACTCTGGATCTCCTACAGCTGGTTATGATCCTGTTCTTGAATTTGACGGCAGAAAAAAAAAGTATAAGTCTCTCAGTAAATTTTATCAGGACTCTATAAGAAATCTGAAAAATGGAAACAAACGACAAGCAGCACTACGATCAGAATAATGGCAGACATTAATTCCGCTATACTAGAAAGATTAGAAAAGGTAGTTGATTCATTACAGGATAATTCTGTAAAGATGGGTCAACTACTTGCAGTACATAACGAAAAACTATCCACACAAAGTGAAGTCGATGGGATTCTATTTGAAAAAATAGATAGACTTCATTCAGATCTCAATAAAGAGACTGATAATATAAAGAAAGGATGTGAGAGAGACATCCGTCTAGTAGATGATAGACTCAGGATGATGGAGAAAAAGATGTGGTCCATCTTTGGTGGTCTCGCTGTGATCTCATTCCTGGTTAGTGTGCCAGGTCAAGCATTGCTTAGGTCATTGACACCTGCCGCAAATACGAGTATGATGACTGGAGAATATTTACTATCTAATGGACCTGATAGACAGCAAATTCATCGGGCTCGTATCCACAAGATTATCTAAGTTTAAAAAAGTAAAGGCAGACTTATATAATTTTCGATGTCCGATCTGTGGAGATTCTAAGAAGAATAAGAATAAAGCTAGAGCATACATTTATGCTATAAAGAATAATGCAAACTTTAAGTGCCACAACTGTGGTTCTAGTTTGTCATTCAATAATTTTCTTAAGGATCAAGATCCACAACTCCATAGACAATATAAACTAGAAAAGTTTAAGAGTGGTTTTACTGGGAAAAACTTTGTAGTTAATGAACCTGAATTTGTTTTTGAAAAACCTAAGTTTATACAGAGAATCGTTCTTCCTTTATGTAGTGAGGTAGAAAGTGCTTCAACCTATCTACGTAATCGTGGAATAGATCCTACCAAGTTTCATTTTGCGGAAGACTTTGGTCAATTTGTGCGATCGTTCAAAGGCATGGATCACCAAAACCTACGTAAAGAGCCTAGAATCGTCATCCCAATCTATTATAAAAAGAATCTAATTGGATTCCAAGGTAGGGCTTTAGATTCTAAATCTGTTAAATACATAACCATCATGCTTGAAGAGGGAGCACCGAAAATATATGGACTTGACACAATCGATCAAAAATTACCAGTCTACGTGGTCGAAGGACCCTTTGACAGCACTTTCATTAACAATAGCGTGGCTTTGTGTGGCGCTGACGGTGACTTGGGTTATCTTAAAGGAAGCGATTGCGTTTATACTTTTGATAACGAGCCCCGTAATAGCGAGATTGTTAGACGTATCGGAAGAGTTATATCTAGAGGCGAAAAAGTCGTCATCTGGCCAACAAACATAACCGAAAAAGATATAAATGATATGGTCCTTGCTGGACATAATGCTCAAGAAGTGATAGAATCAAATACCTACTCTGGATTAGAGGCAAAACTTAAGTTCAACACCTGGAAAAAGATATGAGTAACGGCATCAAGGTTAAAAAACGTAATGGATTGATTGAGCCAATCAACCTAGACAAAATGCATCTGATGGTAGATGCAGCATGTGAAGGACTTGCAGGTGTTTCTGCAAGTCAAGTAGAGATTCAATCTGGTATTCAGTTTTATGATGGAATTACTACAGCAGAAATTCAAGAGATTCTAATTCGTTCTGCTTCTGATCTGATTGATTTGGAGCATCCTAATTATCAATTTGTTGCTGCACGTCTTCTACTATTTGCTGTTCGCAAACAAATTTATGGAAAGATGAGAGATCTTCCAGATCTTTATTCTCATATTACTAATTGTTTAGAGAATGGCATCTATGATGAGGCTATCCTAGATAATTATACTGAAGAAGAAATTGAGAAGATTGAATCTTGGATTGATCATGAAAGAGATTTCTTGTTTACATATGCTGGCCTTCGTCAGGTAGTTGACAAATATCTAGTGCAAGATAGAAGCACTGGAAATGTATATGAATCTCCACAGTTCATGTATATTATGATTGCACTCACTATTTTCTCAGAGTATCCCAAAGAAACTAGGTTAAATTATGTCAAAAGATACTACGACGCAATCTCAAGACACAAAATCAACATTCCCACACCTATCATGGCAGGGGTGCGAACTCCACTTCGACAGTTTGCTAGCTGTGTTCTTGTTGATGTTGATGACACCCTCGATAGTATCTTTTCTAGTGACATGGCGATTGGCCGCTATGTTGCTCAACGTGCAGGAATCGGTATCAACGCAGGCAGAATCCGTGGCATCAACAGTAAGATCCGAGGTGGTGAAGTACAACACACGGGTGTTGTCCCGTTCCTTAAAAAGTTTGAATCAACTGTACGATGTTGCACTCAAAATGGGATTCGTGGAGGTTCAGCAACAGTCCACTTCCCAATCTGGCACACAGAAATAGAAGACATTATTGTTCTTAAGAATAATAAGGGAACAGAAGACAATCGAGTGAGGAAACTTGACTACTCAATCCAAATTTCAAAAATTTTCTATGAACGTTTCATTGCGGATGGGGAGATTAGCTTATTCTCACCGCATGACGTACCAGGTTTGTATGATGCTTTTGGTACTGATGACTTTGACACTCTATATCGGATGCATGAACTCAATGATGCTGTTCCAAGAAAGACTGTCTGGGCACAGGAACTCTTTCTAAGTATTCTCAAAGAGAGAGCAGAGACTGGTCGTTTGTATATCATGAACATCGATCACTGCAATTCGCATTCATCCTTCCTAGACAAGGTAAGTATGTCTAATCTCTGTCAAGAGATTACTCTTCCTACAGATCCTCTTCAGCATATTGATGGCAAAGGTGAAATTGCTTTGTGTATTCTCTCTGCCGTTAATGTTGGTAAAGTTCGCACTGATGATGAGTTGGAAGATCTATGTGATCTTTCTGTTCGTAGTCTAGAAGAACTGATTGATTATCAGAAGTATCCTATCATTGCTGCTGAAATAGCCACAAAGGCACGTAGATCCCTTGGAGTTGGTTATATCGGTCTTGCACATTACCTTGCCAAACTTGGATTCAAGTATGACTCACAGGAGGCATGGGACGCTGTTCATGGACTGTCAGAATCATTCCAATATTACCTTCTAAAAGCATCAAATCAACTTGCCAAAGAGAAGGGTGCATGTGAATATTTCCATAGGACTAAATATGCAAATGGTATCTTGCCAATTGACACATACAAACAAGATGTAAACGAGATTACTAGTATTGATTATGAGCATGATTGGGAATCTCTTAGGACATCTATCACCACCTACGGACTACGGCACTCAACATTGTCAGCACAAATGCCTTCGGAGAGCAGTTCCGTTGTGTCAAACGCAACCAATGGAATTGAGCCTCCTCGCGGATATCTGTCCGTTAAGAAGTCCAAGAAAGGACCTCTTAAGCAAATTGTTCCTGGGTTCAATACATTAAAGAATAATTATACTTTGTTATGGGATATGAAATCCAACGATGGATATGTTAAAATAGTCTCGGTCATGCAAAAATTCTTTGATCAAGCCATCAGTGGAAACTGGAGTTATAATCCACAAAATTATCCCGATAATGAAGTACCTGTATCAGTCATGGCAAATGACCTATTGACTACATATAAGTACGGGTGGAAAACATCTTACTATCAAAATACTTATGATAATAAGACTGATGAAGTTGATGATAGAGATGATAAAATTGAAAAATTAAATTCACTAATTCAAGAAATAGAAGAGGGGGAAGACTGTGAGTCTTGTACAATTTAAGACAAATGATTCATCAAAATATAATAAGAAGGTAGATTCAATTACAGTTTTTAATTCTCAACCCGTAAACACCTTAAAACAACCAATGTTTTTTGGTGCTCCACTAGGAGTTCAGAGATATGATTCTTATAAGTATCCTATCTTTGAAAAATTAACCACCCAACAACTGGGGTATTTCTGGCGTCCTGAAGAGGTTTCCCTCCAAAAGGATCGTGCAGATTATCAAACCCTACGTCCAGAGCAAAAGCACATCTTTACTTCCAATTTGAAGTATCAAGTCATGCTAGACTCTGTACAGGGAAGAGGCCCTGGTATGGCGTTCGCGCCCTACTGCTCTCTTCCTGAACTCGAAGCCTGTATGAAGGTCTGGGAATTTATGGAGATGATCCATAGTCGTTCCTATACATATATCATTAAAAATGTATATGCCAACCCTTCAGAAATCTTCGATACCATACTCCAAGACCCTAAGATTTTAGAGAGAGCAACGTCTGTCACTGAATCTTATGATGATTTTATATCAAGTGCTGCAGAATATGCTAGCAGTAACATGTGGAGACATGTCTTGGATGAGGTTCCTGTAGCCGAATCAACTCTCTATGAACTCAAAAGAAAACTCTACCGAGCAGTCGCA